TTATGTTGTCGATACTGTGGGTCGAACTATAGTTGTATAGAAGTCTGTCTATCAATATCTTATAAGATATTGATAGACAGACTTCTATACAACTATAGTTCGACCCACAGTATCGACAACATAACCATTATTGGATCGGTAGGAGCCAAATGGTCCGTATAGATTATAGTCTGGTTGTGTATTATTCAAGCTGTTGGGTACCGAACTACTCACTGTTCTCTTTCTATTATAGACCAAAAAAACGATTATTATGATAATAATGAGTAAAAATACACATGGGATCAAACCTAAAAGTCCCAAAAGACCCAATAATGATTTATTACTGGGAGAACTGGTTTCTTCATAATTACAGTTGCAACTGGAATTATTGCCAATACTATTATTTTCTACTACCATCATTTCGGAGTTACACATTGGTACTGGTTCTTCAGGATGACAAGTTCTGACTGGTCCAATTATTTTCCCCCTTCCAATTGGCTCCCCACCAGACCATAACTCATAATTGATAATAGTTTCAATAGTAGGACCAGGAATCACCAATGTAATTGTTGAATCAGTGTAAGAAATATTAACACCTATATTGTCATTCAATGTGGTAAAACTTGGTATAGTAATAGTAGAAGAATGAAGACAGGTCGAAAAGATAATGGTTTCAGGCTCAATTTCAGTTTCTGAGTTCAAATGATATTGATAGACGGCCAAATCATTATTAGTCGAAATGGTGCTAAGAGTTAGAAAAAACAATGATTGTATTTCATTATCATCACCAATATTATTAGGCACTAGAGGACAAGGACAGGTATTAGCAAATGTAATTAAAATTGAAAAGAAAGTTACAATGAAAAGCCGGAGAACGCTCATTTACGAAGATTATTATTATTCATAGATTTTTGTGTAGATTTTTTCTGAAAAAGAGGAATTAGTCAAAAATTAAGAGAGGATCCAAGTATCTTCTCTCTTTATATACTACAACGGATGTCTACTTTACAAGAAAAAGCCACTATCAGTTTAGGATCTGCCATTCTCTTTGGTTTAGTAAGTCTCCCGGCCACTTATCGTCTAACTGATCGTTTCATACCAGGCCGACTCCAACTTTTTGGCTGTCCGACAGCATGGGGCATACTAGTTCATAGTTTAATCTTTGGTCTAATAAGTTTTTTGACAATGGGTGATATCGATGAAAAGACATTGTTAAAAGTCAAATATAGTTTCTATGGGACTTTGATCTTCTTTTTTCTTTCTAGTCCATTTATTTATGCAATGGTTGGTAAAGTCTTTGGAACTAGTAATAATGCAGGATGTCCTAATATTTGGGGAGTCATCTTGCATAGCTTAGTTTATTTTGTGGTTTTGATTGGTGTGATGTATTTTCCACCTGATCGTGTGGGGAAGATCCAAAAGATTGTAAATTTTGCCAAGGGTGTTTGATCACTGGAAAAAAAATGAAATCAGATTATATGAGAATATAACAAAATGAGTCTTCATCTCTATTTGGGTCCAATGTGGTCTGGTAAAACCAGTCGCTTAATCGGTGAATACCAACGGTGGACCTGCATTGGTAAGCCAAGTTTGGTTATTAATCATATGATTGATAGCAGATATGGTAATGATGATTATTTGTATACTCATGATAAAATTAAGATACCTTGTGTTTTAGTAGATAAACTGGATGATGTACCAATTGATCGTATACATGAGTCAGAAGCCGTTTTTATTAATGAAGGTCAATTTTTCATTGGTTTAAAATCAACTATTCTGCATTGGGTGGAAGATTTAGGTAAGCATGTTTATATTGTTGGCTTAGATGGAGATCGGAATCGCGAGAAATTTGGTGAACTTTTAGATCTGATACCATATGCTGATTATTATGAAAAGTTGAGGGCCAAATGTAAAATTTGTTTGGATGGAACCAATGCTCTTTTTACGCACGATCAAGAGCAATCAGATGGTACAATCATAAATAATGAAAGTGAACAAATAAAAGTTGGATCAGAACAATATTTACCACTCTGTCGCCACCATTATCTAACTTCTAGAGAAAAGACTGTTAATGATAATGATAGTTGATAACATGATATTGTAGTAAACTACTTATTAATATGATAGTATTTAGTATATATTGATATGAATGCTTTTGAAAACTATATTAGGAAATTTCTTTGATGTCAATCCCCATTTAGCCTTAGTTTTAGATCTAGTTTTAGCTTTAGTCATTATGAACACCCGTGAAACAAAGTTGATTCTTCTCTATTTCACTGTCTTGATCATCAATATTATTATCGAACTTCTTTTTCGTCAAATGAGTGTATTATCTGAATATGAACTTACTGCGCAAAATATCGAGAAATTAGCCGATTTAGAATTTGAATTACGTTCAAACGTCAGACTGGCCATCTAATGGAAACACAAAAAAAAATTTGACCAATGTTTTTAAAATATATGTGATATTTCCTAACCTAATATAATAATGATTACTCTATTAAGCGAAAAATTTGATACTCCCGTTGAAAAAGGAAACTCTGATGCTTTCCGAAAGCATTTACAAGTAGTTGATTGGATCGAAAACTTTCTCAAAATACGAGATGTTATGATTACTAGTCGTGATCAATATGGGATGCCTGTATATGTTGCAGATGAAGAGTCACGAAATTTGAAACTGTGTCGTCAATTTTATGGTATTGGTAATGCACTTGATTTTTATAATAAAGTTTATGAAAAAATAGCATTAGATGAAATTCTCGATTATTCCCAATTCGAAATCAATAGTATGTTTGATGAACAAACACTTGAAAGTCCAATTAGAACAGATGGTACTCGCCAAGTAACCTATTTGCATTGCAGTTTAAAAACTGAATATACTAGGGAACAACTTCGGACCGCCATTAGTCAACTATTAGCAACTCAAACCACAGGCCAGTACAATTCGCTTTTTTTTATTATTGTCAATCCACTTACTGATCTTGCCATGGAAAAAGGAAATGTTTATACCACACTGAATACTGCGTTAACTAGTGAATTTGGATTGTCAGTAAATGTAATGACTTTAGGTAGTTTTAATGACAAATTTCAATATTACAGCCAAGGTTATTTTGAATTGAATACCAAAGAAAACAATGTCTATCTAATCAACAAGATTCTTACCGCTCGCCGAACTATATCTGATATGATTACGGTTAGACAATATACTGGGCGCAAAAGTTATATATACAGTGATGATATGAGTGGAAAATTTGGACATTTTAGAATGGATTTAGAACGACGCCTCGGATTAGCCCAAAAAGAACAACTACCACTTGATCAAAGTAATTATTTTGATATGTTTTCAATTTATAAGGGAAGCGTTCCGGTTTATATACATTTCGTATTACAAAATGTAAGTGACCAATCTGAATATTTGTTAGAACGTTTCGAACCAAAGGTTCGTGAATTCTTGGGTTGTGATGATACGGACCCAATTCACTTAATCATGATTGTTAATAAAAAACAGACGGCCAAAAATATGATTGAGAAAATTGGAGATCGACCATATAATGACAATCGTCTAACAGTTGACTATCTACTTTTAGATAATTTATTGTACAATCCGTTAAAAAATGTCAATCAACCCAAATTCGAACTAATCAAAAAAGGTACCCCGGTATACAGGAAAATTGTTAGTCATTATGGTTCAACTGATGATATTCCTCGAATTAATACTCGCGATCCTGTAAATAGATATTTCGGTGGAGAACATAATGATATCTATCAAATTGTAAGACCAAGTGTTACTAAAATTAATGACGAACGAGATAGCCAAATCCACATTGACATAGCCTACCGAATTGTCCGTTAAATATCCACCATATCGTATAGATTAACGGTAAAGGATTACGTATTTCAATCACTTTCCGTTATTTTTTGCTTTGGTCTTGTACCATAGACTACCCACTCTTTACCATTATAGACGGGATAAAGTTTCCGAAAACGGCTGAAATAACATACACAACGATCTTCGCCAAACCATGGGCGCTTACATGCAACACAACTATAATTCTCTGACATACTATACAATATCTTAATCAAGATCGTTTCCGCATTTTTGGAAGTAAATTATCTTTAGAAGAAAAATTGATCTGTTCTTTAAAATTATAAAGAGATGGAAACCATTATTACTAGTGCTAAAGAGCTGGAGCGTGAGAAGAATAATGTGCTAACATTACTTTTCCAGCTTTATTCTTGTCAACAAACTGGGTCTCAATTACCACTAGAAGTCCAGGAACAGTTAAATATTCGATTTGGGGGCGCAACCCAGGAAAATGAAACTTCCCTCATTAGTTTTAATTTACCGGACGACAACAATTTATATTATTTAGATGAAAAGACAGTGGAAGAAGGTCTATTGATTATTTATGAGTTAGATAGTAATCTAGCGTCATTAAGAGCAGTCGGAGAAATTGATCTACAATCAACCGAAATCAAGTTTTATAACGGCAAAGTAATTTCTCTCTAGTCATATATGCCACCAAGTTTCTATAATATATATTATAGGGTATGTCAGTAACAAAAGATTTTAGTTGGGCGAAATTTCGTAAATGTTTTGGCAAAAAGTTTCCATATTCAATTTTGGCTTATCCTTGTCTTCCATGTGCCAGTGACGAACAAGCAAATATACTTTGGTATGCCAGTTTCGCCCTTTTAGCTTTGTTTTTCGTGATCAAGTTGATTTATCGAAATAATTTAGCAGTTTCAGAATATTTGAATTATGACCGTTGGACTGTATATTATTTTATTATTGCTTATACTTTATTGGTTTCGGGATTGATTGCTGTTTTGAATCTGAATGAGGAAGACAAAAGAGAAAATTGGAAAGCAGTTTTAATAAATAGTTTTGGAGTGGCTATTTTATTCTTTTTTAGTTGTTTCGTTTCGATGAAATTTTATGATTATTTAGCTTATTTACCAATCTTTGGCAATTTAATTTTCCAAATTACCCAAATAATCGAAGGGTGGTTAGGACAAAACACACCCAGAATTTTAATTTCTTGGTGGGGTATTAGTATTAGTCCACTAGTTACACTAATACCTTTAGTTGGACCAATTTTCGCAGGTCTGTTGATGTTTATACCACAAAATTTATTTTTGATGTGGTTGGGATATATATTAGTCTGTGTAATCGCAAAATATAGCTAATTCTCATCTGAAATTATAAGAATCCAGTTCTTTTCGACAAAGAAAACATTGATGATTAACTGAAATCCACCTAACTAATGCTTCCAAACTAGCATAATGACCACAGGAGAGAATCCCTATCTTACTTACATATAACTTTTCTCCCGTAATTAGACAATGATCGGTTTCTTTTAATTTCTGTAACCAAGTCTCCCAATGATCTTTACTAAATCGAACCACTCGGTATTTTGGTGGACAAATATCAATTACATCAGAATCGTCTAAGTTGAATTTGGAATGTTGTTGGTACTCTGTTCCCAACCATCCACATTCACATAAATAATAGTCACGTGTAATTGTGTTTAACGTTTGATTACTCTTCGATACTTGAGCTAGAGTTGCATAATCCAATATAATATAAAAATTTGGCAAAGACTTGAAAATTAGCCAGAAACTTGTTAAACATGTCAAAAAATAATTTATCAATTGGGTATTGAATAGTAAATAGTACACTACCACTAGAAAATAAATACTTTTCGATTCAATGGTGTATATACTCAAATCCTCTGGTTCCAAGGAAAAATATTTACAAAGTAAACTAGATACAGGCTCTATTATCTCTTGCGAAACACTCGATTCATCATTTGTGTTTCCAATCACTAGCGAGTCATTGCTCTGTGACTGATAGTTTGTTAACATGTATGGTGGCAAATCTCGATAAAACCATATATTAAAAAAAGTATTTATTCGAACAAAAATTCTCTTGGCCAATTCCCGTTGCACTCTCTTTTTAAAGCTACGATATGTATAATATCCACAACAGAGAGTCCCAAAGAATAAACAATAAGAACCAGTGAACTCCAAAACACTATAAATCATACTAATAATCAGTTATGCAATAATACTAAGATGGTCATGTCAAATCTTTTGCTCAAATTTTCTAACCGGATGACTAGATGCAACAAAATCCATTTCCGGACTGAGATTACAAATTTCCTCATATCTAAGACAGTAAATATAATACACTGTACCATAATCACTAGTATCTTTGGACAATTCTTCGGCTCTCTTTTCGGAATTTTGTAAGCTACAGCAAAAATCAAGAAGTTTCATTTCACCATTCTCCGTTTGTCTTACAATCGCAAAATAACAATCAGTTGGCATATCATCATTCTTGTGATCCGGTTCTTTTAGGAAATAGACAAAAGACATGAGATTACCCATCAATCTAACATAAAATTATTATTTTTGGTATTTTTTTGTCTTAAGAAGAATTTGAATATAAATTTTTATAATATATCTAATCATCTATCTCTTCTTTTATGTCTACACAACTTAATGAAAATAATGTTTATTTAACTCAAGAGGCAGTATGTGAAATGTTTCGAAAGTTGAATATTAGCAATTTTCAAATTAATGATCTTGCTAATTATCAACAGGCCTTTATTCATCGTTCATACGTTCGCAAAATGAGTTTTCCAACCGAAAATCCAGATCTAATCCCTTTTCAATTGGAGTCAAATGAAGTATTGGAATTTGAAGGTGATAGTATTTTAGGTAGTTACGTTGCACGTTATTTACATCATCGTTATCCTGATGAACAGGAAGGTTTCTTAACAACCTTAAAATCACGTTTGGTAAAAACTGAATCACTTGCTAAGTTTGCCAGTTTTTTGGATTTTGGTAAATGGTTGGTAATAAGTAAATATGTTGAAGAACAAAATGGCAGAGAAAATCCTAAACTGCTAGAAAATACATTTGAAGCTTTCATAGGTGCGATCTATCGCGATAATGGTGATCTTAGACTAGATCCAATAAGTCTTTTATTACCACACCAACTAATTTGTAATATTATGGAACTAACGGTAAATTTTGGAACATTGAATAAACAAGATGATAATTACAAAGATCAATTGATGCGAGCTTTCCATCGAGAATTCAAGGGTAAACATGCAACATATAGTCTTATTAAAACCGAAGGGCAGTCAAATAATTGTATTTTTACTTGTGGTGTAGTACATCCATTATATCCGGATGTAATTGTTTCGCAAGCAACTGGACGGAAAAAACCTCATGCCGAACAGGCAGCCGCCAAAATTGCATTAGAAAAGTTGGACTGGATTATTAATTATAAACCACCAAATCGCCACGTTCCCAAAAATAATTTACAGAGACCAATAACTACAAATAATTTTAGACAACAGCACAAAAAATATAATAATCAACCATACTCTAGACAATATACCAATAATCAAAAGGGAATATCTCGACAATTAGTCAGATATAATAGTGAACAAGAACAAGAACAAGAATACCCAACTTATGATGACGAAATTGAAGATTATTACAATAACATTTCAGATTAGATTAACTTGGGGACAGTGCCCGCTGTTCGAACAATCAATCACTCGAGTTGAAGTTAATTCACGAACCAACACTAACATATTATAATTGTATTCTAAACAAGATGTATGATTTGGCGATGTCTAAAGTGCACTTCACTCTCCAAAATCATAATTTATATTAGTTATAGCCATCAAATGACCCAGAATGCGCAAGAATATTAATAACGCACTGACGTCGCCCTTATTAGAAAGATATTTTAATTGGGACATTATTTTCGACCATTTTGGTATAAACAGATTGTGACAATTGCTGTTTCGTCTTTTTAATTGGGTCATTACTTACACGACTACAATTAGACTGCATATCATCATATACTTCAGTAAGATGTTGTTCGATGTATTCAGTGACCAAATTTTCGATTGCCCATTTGAAAAAATGAAGTTGGCAAATAGCCGTCTCAAATATTTCAAGGTTTTTCTCCTCTGCTTCCTCCTCTGATACTATTCTCACACTATCATAGTCTATCAATAAACCATTTCCTCGGCAAAATGGATCAAAAAGTTTTTTAGGGTAGGCGCTCAATTGGTCCCGATATCTTTGATATGGAGCAAAGAGTTCAACATTTCCACCAGGCCTTTCAATTGGATAAACAATATTATGTTTCTTACTATAATTGGTAACAAACCAGTCAATTAGACGCAAACTTAAACGTTTTTTGTAAGGATTATTAATAATATCAAGGAACTTATCCAAATTACATTTATCGCGATAGAATATCTGGAGTCGACAAAAGACCCATGCTTCTCGTTCTTGTAAATTATTAGTTTTTACCATTTCAAAATATCTTATAAATACTTAGATCTAATTCTTTCTAAGTTACAGCAAAACAAAATAAACGTCAAACCAAGACATACAAAAATATGAACTGATCATTCTCTAATTACAAAGCCAACTTTTTGCATTCTCTAATTGGGTACCTTTGGCCTTCACATAAGCTACACATTTCTTACCGTTTCTTTTATTTTTACCATCATTACTAGTTTCAGTATTCTTACTACTCCTATTATTCTTACTATTACCATTATTTTTACTGTTCTTACAACTATTTCTATTTTTATTACTATTTTCTCTCCGACTTCTATTCTCATATCGTTTTCTATCTCGCTTTTTGTTCCTACTATTACAAATATTTCTGCTCTTGCGTTCTGTGACTTCAGTGTCAGAATCATCAGTCACATTTTTTTTATTGTTACAACTCTGGCCTCGACTAAAATTAAATAGACCATTAGTACATTGATAAATTCTCTTAACTGGGTCCAAAAGCCATAAAAGGAATAGACATATCCCAATAGTAAGGAGAAATTCTTTAATCTGAAATTGGGAATTCGCAAAAAAATCTTGGATAGCTCGCAATATCAAAAAAAGACGTTTCAAAAAAGGAGTCTCTATACAAAGACGGTCAGGAGGCACATATTCACCATCGGGTGCTTGTACCGGTGCTGGTGTCGGTGCTGGTGCTGGTGCTGGTGCTGGTGCTGGTGCTGGTGCTGGTGCTGGTGCCGGTACTGGTGGTGGTGGAGCATATATAGGTGCTCTTTCTATTGGAACCGGTTGTGCCATCTCAAATAATGGTGATTGAGCTGGTACTCTTTCTATTTCTTCTTCCAAAGGTATCTGTTCCTTTGGAAGTTGTGGAGGAATCCTCCTTTGAATAGGTTGTATTTGTTGCGGTTGTACTTGTTGCGGTTGTATTTGTTGAGGTTCCACTTGTTGCAGTTGTATTTGTTGAGGTTCCACTTGTTGCAGTTGTACTTGTTGCGGTTGTATTTGTTGAGGTTCCACTTGTTGCGGCTGTATTTGTTGAGGAACCTGTTGTTGTACTTGTTGCGGTTGTATTTGTTGAGGTTCCACTTGTTGCGGCTGTATTTGTTGAGGAACCTGCGGTGGTTGTATTGGACCTTTCCTTTTCTTTCCGGTTTTTAATTCTTCATAATACTCAAAGGGATCCATTATATCCAAACGACTATATAATTTAAAAGAGAGATTTCCTGAACCTCTCTTTTAAATTATTTGGATCTTTAAAAACATCTACGAACCAGTCACTAATGTTACCACAAGATTGGTTGTTCAATTATTTTAGAGCTTCCAATCGAGACAGGTTCATATCTTTCGCAAATGCATGTTTGACGTTAGCCAACATTTTATTGATATTGTTTACCTTTTTGAATGATTTATTAGCGACTATTAATATATTGGTATCGAAACAGGCAAGAATATATTTATTATTACTACATTGGAAATAAAAATGCTTATTTCGTTCTAAAATAGTTCCACCTGCAAAAAATTTCGAGCCAGTCAAAAAATTATAACCATGTAAATCAACCCATCCTGGCATAATATAAATAAATCCTAATGGAACTGTTGATCGTTCAAGCAATTTAACTATTAATTTGGTTGATTCCGTAAAAATTTCTTCGATAAATGGTGGGTTTACTTCATAAAGTCCACTAGGTAATAATTGATCGTCATTTTCAAGGGAAAAGAAATTTCCCTGAGAAGAAAACAATTTATCCACCTCGAATAAGCTATAAAATTTGGAACAATAGTGATTTACTGGACTTGCAAACAATTCCCCTCTTAAATTAAACTTCCTTAACTCCTCGAACACTTCCCCGGGAATAGACCATTGCAAACTTTTGCCATCCAATAAGTAATAATTGAAACTATATTCGAACAAATATAACAAAAAGAGATCAGGAGGCCCCCGGTACATTTTTTGTAACTTAAAGAACTTATCAGGTGTCAACTTGATTGATAAATTTGTACCCTCCAACCCTAATATATAAATAGACCCACCGGTAAAAAAACTAAAATTCACTTTGCTTTGCAAATCTAATAAACGTTCCTTTCCTTGCAATTCAGCATGTACATCACTATTTCGCATCTTACTATCAGTACATAAGCGCATTTCGTACAATCCTAACAATTTTTCATGGTTATAGGCAAAAATAGTGTGCATTTTATTGTATTGATCCACCAAATCTCTATATGTTTCAACAGCTCGACTACGACTAACTTTGTTTTGTTCCATATGTTTAATGATATCCTCGTCAAGAGTTTCACTATCAAGTTTGGTAAGTGGATGGTAATTGATTTTACGACGTGATAAAATTCTGATAAGCCAATGTGCCCAAATTTTATAAATTTCACGGCGTTTATCACAGTGGTATTCCAAATTCTTCACAAACCGCCTCTTGAATCTCATAATTGCCATATAATATTGTATATTTTCATCATCGTTGATGAGATTTGGAGGGTCAGCAACGTTTTGTGACCAGGAATCTAAATCTTCATCTTCTTGTCCCGTATCTGAAGGTAATTGTATTTCATCACTCATTAGACCATATAATAATGAAAAAAAGATCAATTTTCTCTTTCATACTTATAATAATATTGGTTTGCTATGTGTACTACAAATAACTGTATTAATGCCACCTTAGATGAACGTAAGAAAAAATTTCTGATGGACTCAGTTTATGGTCTAATCGAGCTAGATAATCGGCTCTTTCAAATTATTGATACACCACATTTCCAAAGACTGCGTTATATTAAACAATTAGGTACAGCCTATTTTTGTTTTCCCACTGCCACTCATACTCGTTTTAGTCATTCAATAGGCACTGCTTATTTAGCGGGAGAACTATTCGATAAACTGGCTTCTTGTGATAAAACTCTTGATTTACGTCCAATTGATCGTCTTATTCTTCAGACTGCAGGTCTTGTTCACGATTTAGGTCATGGACCATTTAGTCACAGTTTCGAACATAGCATAGTCCCACAACTTCTAGGACATTCAAATTGGAATCATGAAGCCCAAGGACTTAGACTTTTAGATCATCTGCTCGATACAGAAGAAGTCACCTTATTTGATACATCCGAAACCAAAAGATTAAAACAAATTCTTACCGGAGAAATCAGTCAAGAGTATCATTGGCTCTCCCAAATGATTTCTAATAGTGATTATGGATTAGATGTTGATCGACTTGATTATATTCAACGAGATAGCTACAGTGTCGGACTTCAACCTGGTTTCAATTTTACAGTTCTTTCCAGTCATGTTAGAGTAATTGATGGCAAGCTTACTTTTCATGAAAAACGCAAATCCGAACTTTTACAGTTTTACCAATCACGATATAATCTTTATCATCAAATTTATCATCACCCAACTATAAAAGCGATCGAATTGACTTTAGCGGACGCCATTATAAACGCAGAACCCGATTTGAAAATCCGAGAAACTCTTGAAAATATCGACAAATTTCTCGTTCTCAATGATGGGATTTATAATATCATGGAACGTTCAAAAAATCAAAAGACTAAGGATTTGATCAACAATATTTGCCGCCGCCGATTCTATCCATTAATCTATCGGTCAGAAACTCTCCCCCCGCCCGAACTCTTACTTGATCAAAATAATATCTTAGATCGAACTGTATGTAATTACGGATATGGAGATGAAAATCCCTTAGATAAAGTACCATATTATAGTACTGAAGAATGCAAACATAATAACTTACTTTTGCCTTGCAAATTCGAACAAGTCGAATATCGGGTCTACGGGAGAACGTGCCGTACCACCTAAACCCCCTCCGCTCCTGAAGGTTTCTATCATAGATAGCTTGCCTTAGGGATTTCAAAAGCTTGCGAGCAAGTTCAACTTTTCGCGGAAAGAAGCTCTGCTCCGACCCCATGGGACAGACTGTGTCCCCCACTTATTAGAAATCATCCAATTCCAATTCCCTTTCTTCTTCCTTATCTCTATGTTGATGGTTATAAAGATCAATCAAATTGAAATATTTGTGGTATTGCTCACTTTCATTCTTAGACATCTTTAACAAATCAACCCCCTGAGTCTTTTCTAAAGCTTCATAATAATCCTCGTCAGATACCTGCCCATATTTCTGTCTCAATCGCCTTATCTTATTCTTATGTTTCTTAGCCTTTTCCTCTTCGGTTAAAATAGGAGACGATGGAACCTCATCCTTTTTATTTTCAGGCATTGACATCTGTCGACCCATTCTCATATTCTGTTTTTCGCGAATCTTTCTACGTAATTGCTCCTTTGTTGATAATGGTTCACTATTATCTTCAAAGGCTCCGTATTTCTGGAGCATATTTCCCAATTGTGCACCTGGTACTTTTCTAATTTTCTGTTGCATTGCTCGACTGAGGCCTAAAGAACCTAAATTATTTAACAGTTCTTCGTTCATTCTTTGAATCTTTTGAACTTTCTATAGTTTTAAGAGAATTATTACCTTAAGTAGGAAAGAAAAATATTTATCCTAAAACTATATTTTCGGTTCATAATATAGACTAAGTCCCATGTTAGATCATGTCATCACTTGCGGTTCCGGTCCTTTTCCCTTAGATGCGAACTTTGGACCAGATAATCCTAATATTCAAATTGATGACGATGAAGAAATAGTAACTATTAAAATGAGTTCACTCAATAATTCATGGTTAGGTAGACTAGGTGGTGGGCGATAAAATAACTTTTTACATCTATCAAAGATAGACATAGTTAATTTTTAAGAGGAATTTATAAATTTACCTAAATATCGTATAATACAACAAAGCTAAGGTCTTACATAAAAAAGTCATCCAAATTCAATTCTCCCACATCCTTTTCTTCTTTCTTTTCACAAGAAATCACTTCTTTCTTGTTATCAATCACATCTACTGATGTTGGTTCAGTTGTAGCCTCCAATTCTTTTTCCGGTGGATAATATTGCCAATCATATTTCAATAAAGCCCCAAGACCATTAAACCCACGAATAAATTGCACACCTTCACCAGTATTACTTGTTATATAATGAACCTGACATCCAAGTTCATTATAATGATCAGCTAAATATTCAGTCAATAGAACATTCATACCATTACTAGTTAAATACATTAATTCAGAATTTTCATCAATCAAAATAGTGTCAACTACACCAGCTTCCAAGGCAGCTATCGTTTCTTGTGGCCCCATTGATATACAACCACATTCGGAACTGGAATTACTTATCCTTCCAAAAAACTCCGAAACTATCTTTTTCTCTTGTACTAATGGCAAACCCGCTAAATCTCCTTTAACCATTTCAATAGCTTGATCAAGACCTGCACGACCACCATAACTAATATCAATGACTTTCCATATTAACGGCCGAAGTCTTGGATCATAATGATCACTTGTTGCCAATTTACTTTTAAATTCGGCATTCCCTCCAATTATCAAGGCACTCACATTCGGTCGATCCGCATCTATAAAACAACTTGTACACATTTCACAAACCATTTTAATATAAGCATCACGCTTATTCTCTCGTTCTCTACCAATTCTGGCAGCACTTTGACCACCTTTCTTTTGTTTTTTCGGCATTAGTACACCTTTAGTAGCTAATATGGTTTTCTTAGCGCCTTGTACTTTGGCCATTAGATAACC